AGAGCAACTTTAGGATCAGCAAATCCTGATGCTAAGTTACTGAGTGATCCACCGACACCTTGACCAGCAAAGGGAGTGCCAAACATACTTGATGCTCCTTGTTTAAATCCTTCCGCAGTAAAATTCGGAGTAGCTAAAGACGAAGATATGGAAGGAGCATTTGCTAGAAAATTAGTTGAAGCTGTTGCACTTTCTTTTGCTGCATTTGCTAGCTGTGCAGTTGTAGCATCCGTTCCTGCTGAGACACCAGCATCTGTTAAACTTTTAGCCGCAGCATCTGAACCTTTTGCTGCAGCACCAGCACCTTGAAAAAGAGTACCCATACCATAAGATAGAAGACCAGCTTTGATTCCTTCTTTAAGACTACCTTCTTGTGCAGTAGTTACCGCACCTGATGCTAGTGCTGCACCCATTGGTCCACCAAAAATACCACCAACTACTGGAGCAGCAAAAGATATAAAATCACTTAGATCAAATGCTTCCGCTAATCCAGTAGCAGGATTAATACTCATTTGACCCATTTGCGACAAACCCTGCACTTCTGAAGGATTCATGTGAACAAGAGTAGAATCACCATACCTACCTTGTTGACTAATATTTTTTACTTGCTGTTGTAGTTCATTCATAATTATTCCTCTTTAGTTTCGCAACCAAAAGCTGTAAAACTTAAATTGCCATCACTTGCATAAATTTTTATTTTATCTGTCTCTGTAACTGTTATGCCAATTACAATTGTATCTGATGAGTTAGCTGCTAAAGCCTTGTCAAAAAATAAATAATCTTTAGTTGCAGTTGTTCCGCCTGCTACTGCAACACTAACTCTATAAGTTACTCCAGAACCTGATCTGTTACAAACAACAATAGAACTAACTGTAGTTTGTGTAGCAGTAGGTACTGTGTACAAAGTAGTTTCTGTAGTTCCTGCTGGAGCTTGTTGTCCTAATACTTTAATATTGTCAGACATTTCCTTTAGTTCCCATTAATAAAAATTGATGTCGTCTTACTGCTTTAGAACCTGCAGCACTCTTTAAATTTTCTACTAGAGTTATATCATTAAAAACATCTTGAAATATTTGTTCAATTGTTCTTCTCGTAATTTGTTCATTTGACAAATTAAATTCGTCAAGACACAAAGGTAAAGGGGGTGCAGTTTTACTTGACATTATTTAGCTCCATCTGGTCTTACTTCAATTCTAGCACTACCTAGATGCCATTTAAAATCGCCAGTAGTGTTTTCTATCTTTACAGCAACTTGTCTTGCTCTGCCTCTTACATTTGCAAAACTTTTACTTTGTGGAAAGTTGACTGTAGATAAAGTATTTTGAGTTTCATTTGGATAACGTCTGCCTTTCAAAGTAAAGGTAACAGTATCATTACTGTTAGTTGAGTTTTCGTATTTTATATCTGGAATTATTTTAGATACATACATAAAACTTTCACCAGCTTCTCCGATATCTATATCCGAAGACTCTATAAAAGCAGGAAATCCTAAACCATCAGCTAAATTGCCTGTCTCATGGTTATATAAATAATTATTATCTGTATCATCTAGTTTACTTGCTGCTATTGGAAAACTTAAGCTGGGTGAGTTATGCCATGCAGTACGTAAAAACCCATCATCAGTTGTTCCTACTGCCCATAAATTTTCAGCATAATTGTACGAAACATATTTATTAATTTCTTGACTATTAGCAGAAGGATAAAACCATATGATCTCATTATGTTCTATATTATTAGCTGTAAATATTTTAAAACGCTCAGATTTATTTATATCTGCAAAGACATAATCTAAGACAGAACATGGCAATCTTTCAACATTACCAGCAGCTTTATAAAAAGCACCATCATCCATAAAGAAAACTTGATTACCTATAGAAGCACCAGCATTTGGAGATATCATTCCTATGCCGCTTGCAATTTCATTAAAAGAAAAATAGAAAGGCGATCCAACAAATCGCATAGAAAATATACTTGCATCAGTAAAGACTAAAGTTTCTTGCCTAGTAGCTATAGCTCCTACAATTAAACTGCCAGAAGATAATTTAACTCCACCAGCAGAATTAGTTGCTGAAGGTGTCCAATCAATTGCACTTTCAGAATCAGACCATCGCACAAATAAAGGATCAATTACACTGCTTCCTATAGGATTACAACCAAAAGCTAATACATGTCTATCAACATCAGATGTCATAACCTGTAATGCAGATATAGGACAATTAGAAGCTCCTGTTAAAGAAGAAGCTAAGACACTTCTATTTGCATCAAAAAAAGCAGCACCTGATGTTCCATTGGTAGTGCCATCTGCACTCTCCCAAATAAACAAAGGACCACCTCTTGGTATGGCAATCATGTTTTCTCCAAAATTATCTATAGACCAGAGTCTTAATTGGTTGTTAGACGAAACAGGACTTGTACTACCAAATGTACTGTCACCCCAAGAGTCTGCACCCCAACCTGTACCAGATACAAAATTATCTAAACCCGATACTATTTGATATTGACCTTGCACACTAGAACCGCCATTTCCTGTGTCACTAGAATTAGCAGCAGTATCTACACTTATTACGTATGAATTAGCGGTAAGATTTCTTACAACTTCATGTTCTGTATTTAAGACAGCAGCAGTAACAAGCCCACCTAAACTACTTGCTGCTTTAAATCTAACAAAATCTCCGGGATTACAACCATGGTTTGCATCTGTAACTGTAATATCTTTTGAGCCATTAGTAGCTGCAAAGGTAACATCACCAGCACTAGTTGTTAACCTTATTGCTGTAACATCAAAAAAATCATTACCTTGCTGTACGTATAATTTTTTATGAGTACCCAAACAATTAAATAAAGTTAAGTTTGCAGACTTATACATGTGCAATTCTCTACAAGTTCCTATAAAACTATTAGAAGAATTTTTTGCCCAGCCACCTATTTTTTCTGGCTTGCCTAATCTAAATCTTATTTTATCTGAATCTTGCCAACCGCCTTTATTTGCATAAGGTGTAAGTTCTTTATTGATTCCCGGTTTGAACTGAAAGTCTACTAAAGGCATTTACACATTCTCCCATTGTTCTTCTTCAAACAATAAACCTTCTGCTTCTCTACGTCTTACCAGACCATCTAAGACTTCGCCTTTGCTTTTATTCCAGCGTTTCATTTGACTAGGTACAGTATGATAATCTCCTGCATTTAATAATTTTAACATTGTAGATTTAGATAGATTTGAAGGACCTAAGTTATATGTCCAACAAACTAAAGCATCAAATTGATTTTGGTTTAGTTCAACTTTTACCAAATTTTTTACATAATTCTCGTATTCAGTAAGTTCTTCTTCCAACCATTCTTCTGCTTGCAAGTAAGTACACATGTCATCTTCTTTTACATTTTTAGTTCTGCCATATCCTATTGTCCAAACATTTGCAGGACAAAGATAAGCTTCTAATTCACAGCCTTCAAATTTTTTTATTAAAGCTATTCCTTCTTTTGAAATGTGCATACTATTACTCCGACTTATTAGTGGTAACTTTTCTATAATAGACCACAACTTCTTTAAGTTCATTTATATACCTCTTCAGCTCCTGAGTATTGTAAGCCATTAACTCGTAGTCAGGTACAGACATAGCTAAAAAAACTAACTGCCCTTGATCTTTTTCTATATTACTTAAAAATTCTTCTAAGTTTTTTGTAGATACAACGTACCAATAAGGTTCTTTTAAATCTATTTCTCTAGGTAGTACAGGTTGTACTATGTTTCTTTCTAATGGTTTAGAAATTATTTCTACTTGTTTAGTCGGTATTAGACTGCAACTGTAAACCATTATCAAGCATGTCAATGTTACGACTAACTTCTTCAATACTTTCAAATACATTTTTAGTTCCTTTATTTACTCTGGTTTCAATTAAACTGGGTTTTGCAAAAGCAAGTTTGCTTAAGTTGTGTCTTTTGAATACATCTAAGTATCTTTGCATTTCTATTTCATACTGTTGTGTTTTAGATTGTAACTCTAATAAACCTTCAGTTTGTAATTTGAAATCACTTTGCAAGCTTTCTATTGCATCTTTTTGTTCTTTATCTCTTAGATCAAATGCTTGATTTATTTCTGCTAGTCTAGAGTTTTGCCAATATAAAAAGCTACATGCCATTAACAATACTCCTACAACTCCTAATAAAATTTTACTCATATGTATAAATCTCTAATGGTTTTATTTTACCTTTAACATGTATAGCTTCCAAAGGTTTTAAATTATATTTGCACAATTTTTTTGTGCTTTCTCCAATCAACAAATCTACTTTTCTTTCTTTAGTAGCACTTTCTAAACGTGCTGCTACGTTAACTGCATCGCCTATAGCAGTGTAATCAAATCTATTTGCTGAACCCATGTTACCTATAGCAGCTGGTCCAGTATTAATTCCTATACCTATTGCTATTGCTGGCAATCTTTCTGCTTGCAATTCAACTGCTAAATTATTTATGTTCTGTATAATTTCTGAAGCACAATCAACTGCCGCTTTGGCATGATCCTCTAAATCTAAAGGAGCGTTAAATATAGCCATCATCGCATCTCCAATATATTTATCTACCATACCGCCATGTTTTTGTACTGCTATNTGTTGAGCAGTTAACACTTTATTCATAATGTAAGTAACATCTTCTGGTTTAAGTTTTTCTGACATAGCAGTAAAACCTCTCACATCAGTAAATAAAAATGTTGCAGTTTTAGTTTCGCCACCNAGTTGTAGTAACTCTGGATTATCTTGTAGTTTTTTTACTTGTCTAGGATCAAGGTAGTGTTCAAATTGTTTTTTTATTTGTAATCTAAGTTTGAACTGTTCTCTAAATCTTATATAAAAGGCAACTGATCCAGTAATAAATTGTGATATTAAAGTCCAAGTTACATCTATTAACAAACCTGACTGTATTAAATAATAGCCTGCTATAGCAGTACCTAAGAAAATATTACCAGTCACAAATAATCCTAAGTAAATCCCAGCGTATTGCAAAACAATCCATATAAGCAAAACAGTAAATAATAAAATTGTACTTTCTACTAATAAATTCCAAGATGGTATATAAGGACTATCTTGTATTAATAATGATTCAGATAAAGCAGCTTGTATTTTATGTGGCTCTAACAAACCTACAGGCGTAGCAATCTGTGGCATTATTCCATTTGCTGTTACACCAACAAAAACAAATTTACCAAATACTTCTTGTTTATCTAAATCAGTTTGTGGAGTATCTACCCAGCTTATCCACTTTCTACCTAGCGTATCTGTTTTAATTGGAGGTATACCCTGTACAGTTATTTCTTCTATTCCTACAGTTGAAGATTTGATTATGTAAGTTTTAGCACCTGTAAGTATTTTTAAAACTTCTGTACCAAATGCACTTACGAATCCTTCTGGAGTTTCTAGCAACAAAGGTATTCTTCTTACTAGGTTGTCTATATCTACTGGTGCTGTAGCTATACCTTGAGCTGCAGATTTTTTTAGTATAGATATATTTTCTGCAACACCTTGTGTTTTTATAGAAGAAGGTTTGCCATTACCTAAATAAACAGTGCCTGATGTTTCTGGAAAGTTACCGCTATTATTTTCAAACATAGCTAATACAGATGGAGATAAACTTAACATGTAAGCAAAATCATTATCGCCACGAAATCTATCTGCTTCATTAAAGGCTAAAACCCAACCCACACCTAATGCACCATTTCTTAAAAGATCAGATTGTATCTTTGCATAATCTTGTCTTGGAAAAGGAAAGCCGCCTCTTTCAGAAACATTTTTTTCTGTAATGTTTAAAATAACAAAGTTACCAGATGGCTCTTGTATTTTTACTAAAGCATCAAAGGTTTTTAATTTTAAAATTTCAATAAAAGAAAAGTTAAAAACAAAAGGTAAACATAAAATTATTAGTAAAGGAAAAATTATTTTCTTCATTAACTTTCTTGTCTAATTTTTATAGTTGAATCTGATCCACCATTAACTTTCACAATATTAGAAACTCCATCTTGTATTAGAATTACAGTATAAGAATTGTTTCCATTCAAATCTAGTTGTAATGACTCACTAACATTTCTCCTTAAGGATATTACTTGACCTGTTATTAAAGTAGTAATCTGTGTGTCAGGGTCTTTACCTAATAAAGTACCTGTTATCTGTGTGCTTGTTGCTTGAGCTAATTGATCTTCTTCTTTGCCAACTGCCAGAGCATCTAAAATATTTAATAAATCTTCTAAATAATTTACGTCAAGATAATTAATATCTAATTCAGTAAATTCTAATTCATCTTTAGCTAGATAATCTTCAGCTAAATAATCTATATCTAAATCGTTGAAGTCCAAAATATTTTCTTTTTTAGAAGTTACTTCTTCTAACACAATTTTTTCTCTTTTAGGCGGTGTGACAATTAACATATTATCAATGGCATCAAGTGTTAAATCTAAGATAACTGGTTTACTTGGAGCTGATTCAAATACACTTACTGTGGTGGCTTCAAAGGGTTTATTTAACAAGACAGTACCCATAGCAGTCACAACTTCAATTTCGCCACTAGAGAGTCCTAATGCGTCAGGAAGCAGTATTATTAAACTGCGACCTAGTTCGTCTACAGTAGCTGTAAAATCTGTACCTCTGATAGCTATGTTAGCTGTAGGTGTTTTTAAACTTATATTTTGTTTATCTATCTTATTAAGATTACCTGTAATAAATCTTGCTGTACCTAATCCAAAGGTTAAAGCCATCTTTGCTTTAGATGGGTTAGGATCATATATATACTCGTCAATAGTTAATTGTGAGTGTTCGGTTAATCTAACTTCAGAATCATCTAAAAAAGTAATTGCCATTCTGCCATTTCTTGTAACAGCCTCATCATTACTTTGTATATTAAATTTTAGTTCTGCATTATATGGTTTGTCTCTAACTATTTGTGCTTGTCCATTTAATTCAGAGATGTCTCCTATACTAACAACCTGTGCTTGTGCCTTGGTCGTTTTGAACAACGCAAACAGTAGAAGTGTTAGAACCAGTATTATTTGAAATTGATGTAATTTTAAGCCAGTCATTATCTTGGGTACTCAGTTGTTGGATATTAAGAGCAGTGTTATTTCCTGTGTGATCCCAGTTAAAATATCCACCAGCATAACCACTACCCGTAAAAGTTATACTGTTTGAGTTACCATCAATGTCCATAAAGTTAGTTGCACCATCATAATTTATACTTGATGTAACTGTATTGCTATCTCCATTTATTATCCAATCTAAATCTAATTGACTAGCTAAAGCTGTTGTAGCCTGATTTAAAGTCATAGTATTACTGTTACCAGTAACATCAACATTGACGTTAGAGCTATCTGCTCCATAAGTATTTGTAGGGTCAGTCTGCATAGTAAATGTATTACTATCGCCATCTAATTCAAAAAATCCTGTATAACTATCTGCCCAAATATCACCAAGAAACTTATTCGTATTACCAATCATGTTGATATCTAAAGTCATACCTGTGCCATCTAAATCTAAAGGAGTCATATTACCTGCTACAGCATCTAAACCGCCAATAATGTTGCCAGTACCTAGCTGTTCTAAATCTATGTTTACTGTTGTACCCGATTGGTCTATATAGATTTCATTATCTGCACTAACTGCAAATTGTGATGCAAGCATAAACATCAAAAATAAACCTAATAATTTTAATTTAATCATGTGTCCAAAACCTCCTTTGGTAGCCAATTTTAATTAATTCTAATACAGCACCTTCTATTGCTTTGTGTAAAGCTATCGTAGTGCTTTCGTTTTCAGAAACTCCTGATTCTAATTCAACCAGTTCTGTTCCTGCCTCTATAAATCTAAACAAGTCTTGTGATTCACCATAACTAAATATAGTTTTCTGACTTAAAACTTCTATAAGTATTTCTCCTGTAGCAACAGAAACCATTCTTAATGAAACACTTACAACATCTTCTCTATATTGTATGCTTGTACCAATTCCTAAATACCTAGCTCCAATACCACCTGTTTTAAGATTTGTGTCATAAGCTATAACAGCGCCTTCCATTAACACGCCAGCAAATAAAAGAGGTTGCAAAGGTTTCTTTGCCATCTGTTTTTACAAATGTTTCCCTAGCTGATCTAATCAACTGTCTTTCTTTTGTTAAATTATCTAAACCTACTCTTTCAACAACTCTAAAAAAATTTCCGCTTGAAGTATGTTTCAACGCTCTAATTAATAAAGCATGTGGTGCTTGTGTTATTGCTGTGCTAAATAAAGCAAATTCACTATTACTTTTTCTTTGACCAGTTTGATCTGTAAATGCAGAAGGATAGACAGCTACTACTGGAGAATTTTTAGGAGCTTTTATATTTTTTAATTCTTCAGACTGTAATTCTAATATTGTTGATTCGTTTGTACTGAATCTTTGATTTTCTGTATGTTCAATAACTTTAAATACACTACAGTTAGAAAGTAAAAGAACCGATAGGAAGAGTAATTTCTGTTGTATTTCCATCTGCATCCGTAATTATTAGCGATATAAATTCTCCATCGCTTGTGTAAGTTATTGAGTTTCCTTCTAGTTCTAAAGTGCCTTCTGTTTGTGTTGTTTCACCAAATAAATTTTCTACTAGTTGTCTTGAAAGTTGTGCATAAATTCTTGATTCTAAATTTCTAACAAAACGAGCTAATGTTGTATTTTCTTTATCTCTTTCAATTTCATCTTGCAAAGCTTTTATTTCTTCTTTTAAGGTTAGCTTTCTTGTATTTTCTTGATTTTCTATAGTTAGATAGTGACTAGAAGTCCCAATGCCATTAAAGCTAGGTGATTTAAATTTGTGAGTTATTGTATTAGCAAAAACACCTTCAGCAAATATAAAAATTGAAGTAAATATAAATCCTAAGATTAGTATCTTAGCTAAGATATCTTTAGTCTTTTCTTTGGTCATCTCTATCTGCTTTAGCTATTTTGTCTATATTAATTAGACTGGGTACACCTAAAATAGTTTTAATCATAGTGTCTTGTCTAATAATTTCATTATCTAAACTACGAACTCTATCTATTAAAGATACTAAAATACCATGTTGGGAATCTAATTTACCACCTAATCTTTCTTCCATAGCTGCTATTTGTATAGCTACTTTTTCATCAAGCACATCTAGTTTAGTTTCCATGCCATCTATAATTCTATTTATTAGTTTCCAAATAAAAAATCCTAATCCTAAAGCTGCTGCTATTGGAAAGCCAACTTCATTTATTAATTGCACAGCTTCATTCATTAGTCTTTATCTTTTTTTTCCTTTATGCAAGCCATGTCTTGAGTATTGCTTACCTTTTCTTGTTGCTTCACGCTTTTTTCTATTAGCTGAAGCAAGTTTACTTCTGCCTTTAGAGGTAGATTTTAATCTTTTAATTTGTGCTTTGGGTGCATAGACTTCACCTGTTTCAGAAGATTTTTTTCCACTAGATGTTGTCCATTTTTCTCCTGTCCATTTTTTTAAAGACTTTTGTGATTTTCTTAATGGCATTAGTCTTCTCCTTCTTCTAAACCCTCACTATATAAATTATTAAATGTTATTAGAGGGTCTAAATAACTTTCATGTCCTTCTGCTGAATGTAAATGTTGAGAAGGAGCAAAGTCAGGTGCACCTTCGCCAGTTCTCCATAATGCAGGGCTTGTTGCTCTTACTCTATTATTTGGCAAAGCAATTACATTACCTTTCCATTTACAGTCTTCTGTTATGTAAAGCACATGTGATTGTTTGTGTTGTGCTGGATCATCAGCTATTTCATTATCTGTATAATCAACTGTAAACAAATATTTACCAGTATAAAATTCATTATCTATTTTGCATACCCAAGGACTTGAACTTACTCTGTCCATTACCACTACAGAATGATCTCTTGATTCACAATCCCATGGCTGGACTAAATGATCTTCCATAGGCTCACCCCACTCTTCTACAGGAATATCGGCTACAAGTGCCTGTATGGGCATCCTAGCCCACATTGCACCACCATGGACATTAGGCATGTCTTCATCATTATCTATTTCACATCCTGTAAAAACAACTTGAAAACTAAGCGATCTATCTGGAATTGTATTAACTGCAATAGCTATAGCATGAATAAACTCACCATGATATTTTTGATGATTAGCAGTAAATTCTTTTCTAACCCAACATTTGAAATGAGGTATATTACTTATTAAATGTGCCATTAACTTCTGTAACCGCCACCAGCACTTTTATAAGCTTTAGCTAACATTTGAGCTTTTCGAGCTGACCATTGACCAGGTTTACCACCCTTACTGCCAGATTTTATTCTAGAAAATTGTCTTTTACGCATACTTGGCTTTGTATAATTACCAGCTTCGTTTACTTTTGATTTTTTTTGTCTACTCATCCAATGTATTTTGCAGCTAAAATAGTAGCTACTATAAAAGGATATACTGCCCAAAGCATAAGTTCAAGTTTATCGAAACGCTGCGAACCATCTTCTAATCTTTTATCAATACTTTTATATAAAGCTGCACATTCTTTTTCATGCGATTCTATAGCATTTAAAGCATCTTTAGCTGTCGCCATTACTTTTTACTTGATTTTTTTACTGGTGCTTGCTCTTTAGCCTTTCCTATATTTAAAGCTAATAAATCAATAAATTTATATAATTTACCAATTAACTCATCATCTTTAGGTGTTGGCGTTGTAGCTGCTATTGCAGAAGCAACTGTTACCATAGTAGTTGCTAATGTTAATAAATTTATAATTGTTTCCATTATTTACTCTCCTTTTTTTTAGTTTCTAAAATTTCGTTTGCTATTTCTTTAGTAGTATCTACTAAAGCATTTTGAAAAACTTTTAAACTAGCTAAGATTTGATCTAGTTCAAATTCTACTCTAGATTTTTTATTTGTTAAATCTTGTACTTGGCGTGCAAAATATTTCTGTTGATCTGACATGTCAGACTCTTTTAATTCTGTATCGTTAATAAAAATTACACTTTCTTCACTCATTGTATCTCCTTTGATGATGTAGTTTGTTGTTGTATATCCCAACAATTAAGGTTACTCGCTACGGTTCTTCTTTCGCCTTCGCCAAAGAATGGGTAAACCA